CAAGAAATCTTGATAACCCATATCCAAAGCCGCTTGTTGCAGTGCTCTCTGCTGTGCGCCCTGTCTTCTTAGCGCATCTAGTCTTGCTAGCGTATCCGCTTGTCGTTGCTGACCAAGATTAGCTAGCTGTGATGCCCTAGATAAAGCAAATCTATTACCTATATCAAATCCAGACTGACGCAATCTCTCTTGCGCTTGTCTTTGCGCCTCAAGCTGACCTAATCTAGACAAACCAAATTGTGATCTAGCTAAGTCAGAGGCTCTTTCTGCACCTACTTGTTGTACAGCTCTATCGAAAGCTTGTTGACTTCCTCTAGTCTGTATATCATCTAATCTTTGTCCTAAATTTCTTTGTCTTTCAGCTTGCAATATAGCCTCTCTATAGCCACCTAAACCTCCTGCTCTAGCGGCTTGTTGGGCTATTCGGTCACCCTCTATCTCAGAACCTCTTCTTGCTTCTCGTTTTGCAACATCTGTAACCCTTTGCTGAAACGGACTCATAAACCTATTAACTCCTGTTTCAAACCTTAACTTACTGTAATCTGGAATATAAGGTGTTCCTCTAGGCGCGGTGCTTCGTGGTGGTGGAGATGGTTCTTCTGGGATTGGCATCGGAGATGGATCAGGTCTTCTGCCGTCTGTAGGAGATGGCAAAGTGGTTTTCAATCCTCTAGCAGGAATGGTGGTTAATGCGGGTCCACCTCTAAAAATAGGAGCATCCCTATCATCAATGCCGTCCCTATTTGCATCTCGCATATCTGCGGTTCTTATTCCTCCACCCATAGGTTGTTGTTGAGGTTGTGAAGGTAATCCACCGGGATTCATAACTCCCGGAATCATTCTCTGATTAGGCTCTGGTGGCGCATAAATAGGAGGTGCTGTAAAAGAAGGCGCTCTGTATCCTGACATATAACCAGAAGGCATACCTTGAATAGTCCTAGTAGCTTCTTGTAATTCAAAAGGAGTACCAGACTGAGCGTAACCTCTAGTCATAGCTTGAGCAGTAATCTCATCAGGAGAAAAATATGCTAACCTATCGGCTCCATATTGAAATCTAGGCTGTAAAGACTCTGCTTCGCCTCTTTTTAATAGTCTTGTAAAATATGGTTGTGCGTATTCAGGCAAATCACTTTGTATAATTCTCTGCTCTGTAGGCGCGCTTGATCCTCCTCCACCACCCATACTATATCTCCTTTACACATTTGTATGTTATTTTATCGTAACCATGATTTATTCCATGATCACGAATTTCTTTTTTACTTGTCCAAAATTCTATGCTTTGACAGCCTAAAAGTCTTGCCAAGTCTTCTATGCTTGCTTGAAACTTATCTGCACCTGACTGCTCTCGATACCAAGCTATCCAAAGCAATAGATATCTTTCGTTAGAAAAGTTTCTTTTTAATACTTGGGTTATAAGAAAACCATCTTTAGGTTCTATGTCTTTATCTATCCACAAGATAGCTTCGTTATTAATGCATGCAACATAAATATCTTCAGGCGTTTCTGCTTCATGCGTTTCTTTTTGTATTGTATTTAAACCTTCTTTAATATCTTCCCAATACTCATCGATATTAACTCGAACTAACGTCATGCAGGTAATACTCTTTTATCATTGATCGGTCTAGCTTGTTTTGTTGTATTAGTTTTTTCAGTTCTAATTCTGTCCATCATTCTTTCTAATTTGTTTGCCCCTGCATCAGAACTGCCATCACCTAACATAGATACTACATCAGCAGGCACAATAAATTCATCTTGAGACACTGCTACTCGTTGACCATTTTTATTAGGGTCTCCAATGACACCAAAAATATCATCCTCCATTCCGCCTGCAAGCGAACCTTTTATCATTCCTTCTGTTTGGGCATTAGGCGCAAGGGTTTTAAGAACTGCTCTTCTTATTTCTCTAAATGCATTAGAGCCATACTTATCAATAAATGCCGATACGACCTCATCATTTGTTTCGTTGCCTAATATAAATTGTGCCACTTGATTAGTTAAAGGATCATCTAACATGGCTTGAGTTATGCCGCCCTCTTGTTTAAGGTCTACACCTCTGCCCTTTAATATATCTGCTTGTGTAACCTTGCCATCACCAGTCAAGTCTGGAAACTTAGTGTCTCCACCCGGAGCCATGAAACCCATTTTGTTTCTTACATCTTCAGGTAACTTAGCTAATCCTTTATTTTCTTTTGGAACTGCTTTTAGGCTACCGCCCTCAGCTCTACCTTTTCTTGTTGATGTAGTAGCTTTTGGAGTTTGCGGAACTTCTTCAGCTTGATTTGCACCTTGCTCACCTAATAATTTTTCTAAGGCATCAATTTGATCTTGCAGATAGCTTGGATTAAATTGAGGCGCTGTTTCTGCTGTTAAAAACTGACTAAAGTCAGGCAAAGTAGATGCATCAAACAATTGATCGGTAGTAGCAAACTGACTGAAATCAGGCAAGTTAAGTGTGGATGGATCAAACAATTGATCTGTAGTAGCAAACTGGCTAAAGTCAGGAACACCTTGTATATCACCAAAATTAATTGTAGTAGGTGTTGGTGTAAACCCTTCAAACTGACCCTGCAATCCACCAAGGTCTTGGGCAAATCCTGTTTGGGCTTGCTGTAAATTACTTAGCTGACTTAATATTCCTGTAGGATCAAATTGAGGAATGTTAGATAAGTCTTGTTGCGTAGCAAATTGACTAAAGTCTGGTAGATTAAGAGTGCTCGGATCAAAGGGTGTAAATCCTTGGAACTGTCCTTGCAGATTACCTACGTCTTGTGCAAGTCCTGTTTGCCCTGTTTGCAGATCACTTAACTGACTTAGTATATTACTAGGATCAAATTGAGGTATGTTAGATAAATCTGCTTGAGTAGCAAACTGACTAAAGTCAGGCAAACCTAAAGTGCTTGGATCGAATTGAGGAACACCGCTTATCGCTGTGGATAAGTCTTGTTGAGTGGCAAATTGACTGAAGTCTGGTAAACCTAAAGTGCTTGGGTCGAACTGAGGCACACCACTGATTGCTGAAGATAAATCTTGTTGCGTAGCGAATTGACTGAAGTCGGGTACACCTTGTATATCGCTAAAGTTTATTGTGGTTGGACTTGGGGTAAACCCTTGGAACTGCCCTTCAAGCCCTCCTAAATCTTGAGCGAAACCAGTCTGTGCTTGCTGTAATGCCGCTATTTGCTCTTGCAAAGATGTGGGATCAAACTGAGGTATATTAGATAAATCTGTTTGCGTGGCAAATTGGCTAAAGTCTGGAGCTCCCTGTATGTCATCAAAGCTAATAGTTGTTGGGCTTGGACTAAATCCTTGGAACTGTCCTTGTAGTCCTGCTAATCCAGTCTGTAAGTCACTAATTTGAGATGCAATATTAGACGGATCAAAAGGCGTGAATCCTTGGAACTGTCCTTGTAAACCACCTAAGTCTTGAGCAAATCCTGTTTGGGCTTCTTGCAAAGCCGCGAGTTGATTTTGTATCGCTGTTGGATCAAAAGGTGTAAACCCTTGGAACTGTCCTTGTAATCCTGCTAGTCCTGTCTGCAAACTAGAAATATCAGACTGCAATCCAGAGGGATCAAATGAAGGTATACCTGATATTGCCGCGGCTAACTGATCTTGTGTAGCAAAGCCACTAGTATCTACTGTGGGTAAACCTGCAATAGCTTGTTGATTAGCTTCTATTAAAGCTTGTAATTCTGCTAACTGACTTGAATAGTCAGGAACGTCTGTTGCACTTGTTGTTCCCTCTTCTAAAGCGGAAAGTCTACTTGTTAAATCATCAAGTCCCGATGCAGAACGTAAAGAAGCTACGAAATCATCGTACTCTAAAGGTGTTTCCAAATCCATTGTTCGGGTTTCATCATCCCCCGTACCAGTGCCATCTGGACCTGTGCCTGTATCAGTATCTGTGTCTGTTCCTGTATCAGTATCAGTATCTGTTCCTGTATCTATCTCGCCTGCTGTCGGATTTACATTTCCGAAGTAGCTAAACTCTGGAGAAAAACCCGGTATAAAACCAGTCGGTATGGGATTAGCAAATCTTCTAGGTACATATCCTCTAGTCAAATCTCCATCACCAAAATAATCTGGAGTCTGCGTACCTTGTTGCGATCCTCTTCGTCCTCCTCTATTGCCTTCTGGTCTTGCTGTCATATCAGAAAAAGGAGCAATTATTGGCTCAGGCACAAAGGGGTCTACTGTAAATCCTTGTGTCGCTTGCGTGGGATCAATGATAGAAGGCACTCCCATACCTGCTGAGCCATAAAATTGTCTATAACTAGCTGATTGTGTGGGAGAAAACATTCCGGGCTGTATTACAGTTTGATCTGTTGGTACACCTGCGCCTCCGCCACCAAGCCCTTCATCACCAAAATAGTCTGGCATCGCAGGATTTTGTTCTGCTAAATAATTATAATAAGCTTGCTTGCCTGCTTCGTAAGCAACATCACCTATATTTTTTGTGGTCCCTCCTTCTTGCATCCCTGTAATATCAATAGGAACCATCTCTGGGTACATCTCTTGCAATCTTTTTGCTCTCTCTTCTGGGCTTTCCAATGAGGCTATATACTCTTCAAGCTCTTCTTGAGATATCATTGCTCCAGTAGTTCCCATTCCTATCCCAGTTGGAATGTAAACACTCGGATCAGACAATGCTGATAGGGTGGCTTTTGCGCCAACCTCTAGTCCAGATGGATTAGCTAGATTAGCAATTGCTTCTTGTCCTAATTCTTTTCCTAGAAATTCTTTCGTAGAGTCTGCAATAACAGGATTAAATGCAGAGGAAGTTGCCGCATCTACTATATTTTTTGCACCTGCTTCAGCTATGATTTCTTTAGTCGCTTCTGTTGTTAAAGGCTGTCCTGCTGTTTGCGCGGCAGATTCTGCTACAGTTTGACCGGCAATATCTGCACCTGCTATGGGCAACTTGTTTAAAAATTGACCTAAACCAAATCCTGTTAGACCCGCTAATAATCCTTTCCTAACATCTCCTGTAGCCGCAGTCTGAGCTAATCCAGAACCTATTGCACTAGCGGCTATGTTACCCAAAGCGTTGCCTAAAAAAGCTTTACCTAAAACACTTCCTAAGATAGGAGCTAAGAATGGCAAGAACGCTTCGGGTTGCCCTGTCTGTGGATTCACAGTCAAAGGCATAGCTGACGCTAGCCCTTTCATTTCAACAGGATTAACGTGCAACAACATACTGTCTCCGAATCTGCCTTGATTGGCTACGTTCTTAGCTTGCTGTCTTAAGTCCATATTATCTTTCCTCTGTTGTCTCGCATCCGAACAAACTGAAACTTTGATTTGCTGAGCTTGCGTAGACTCTAACTACATCTGCTTGATTTAAAGTTATGCCTATTACATGAGCCTCGGTGGCATTAGCCGCTAATGATTTATCAAAAAAAATATATTCTTTATTGCTTGTTGTTGCGCCTGCTACCGATATATTTATTCTGTAAGTTACACCCGATCCTGATCGATTACATATTACTAAAGAACTTACTGTTGTTTGGCTTTTATCTGGCACTGTATATAGTGTTGTTTCTGTTGTTGCTGATGGAGCAACCTGTCCTAATACTTTTAAACTATCAGACACTTGATCCACCCATTAATAAAAACTGATGTCTTCTAACTGCTTTACTAATTACTGATTGCTGTAATGTTTGTAAATTTCCAGAGTCTGCATTGATGTCTTGTATAGCTTGCTCTGTCAGTCTTCTTGTAACTGCTTGATCTTCAAGATCATATTCTGGTGATGGTATCGGTAAAGGTACAGATGTTTTTGTCGCCATTATCTTCTCCCATCTTGTCTAAGGTCTAATCGCAAATCACCTAATCGCCAACCGAAATCATTAGAATTATTCTCTATTCTTATTGCGGTCTGTCTTGCTCTAGTTCTAGTATTTATAAACGTAGAGTTAGGTGTGACTGCTACAGTTTGTTTTGTAGATAAACTTTGCAAAGGATAATCTCTGCCTTTAAATATAAAGTTTACCGTGCTGTCTGAAGTAGATGCTCCTCTGTATTGTAAGTCTGGTATTAGCTTAGATACAAACATGTATCTTTCGCCATCTGGATCAAGGTCAAAGTCTGATGACTCTATAAATGCAGTGAATGGTGAACCATCTGCGCTGTGTCCTGTCTCATGATCAAATAAAAAGTTTGAATCAGTTGTATCTAATTTGCTTGCCGCTATGGGCGATCCTAATATGTAAGCAGGATTCCATGCAGTTCTTGCAAAGCCATCACTAGTTGTGCCTATAGCCCAAGATTGTTCTAGATAGTTATAAGATACATATCTATTTATCTCATCACTATCAGCACTTGGATAAAACCAAATAATCTCGTTATGATCAGGTATTGGTGCGGCAAATACTTTAAACGATTGGCCTTGATTAAAGTCTCCAAAAACATGATCTAACACAGTGCAAGGCAACCTTTGAGCAGAACCTGCATATTGATAGAATGCCCCGTTGTCCATAAAGTACACAACATTACTCGCAGTGGCCGCGGCATTAGGACTTGCCATTGACATGCCGTTAGCTACCTCGTTAAAACTAAATATAAAAGGAGCTCCAACAAATCGCATTGACACAATACCTGCGTCTGTCCAAATTAATATTTCTTGTCTTGTTTTGAGTGCGCCAATTATTAAACTACCTGAAGATAATCTTACTCCTCCTGCTGAGTTTGTTGCAGATGGTGTCCAATTTACCGCATCTTCAGAATCAGAAAATCTAACTAATAACGGGTCAATAGTACTTGAACCTATAGGATTGCATCCAAAAGCAATAACGTGCCTATCGACATCTGACATCATTATTTGAAAAAGAGCCGTTGGCGTATCACTTGCTCCTGCCCTAGTGCTAGCATCTACTGCTCTTGTCGTAACTCCACTAGATTCATCCCAATAATATAATCGTCCTCCTCTTGGTGCGGCAATAACATCATCTCCAAAATTATCGAGACTCCACAGCCTTAACTGGTTTGTTACTGATATTGCACTAGCAGAACCCCATGCTCCTGCTCCCCAAGTACCAGAGCCCCATCCTGTGCTAGATATGTATACATCTAATCCAGTATTTATCTGATAGGCTCCAACTACACTAGAGCCTCCATTGCCAGAGTCTGAGGAGTTTGCTGTAACGGTAGAGCCACTTGTATCTTTTGCAATGATGGTAAATGTATTAGTAGTTAGAATACTATCAATCTCATATTCTTGATTCAAAACATTTGCGACTACATTGCCACCTAAAGATGAAGCTCCTGAAAAAGTAACAAAGTCTCCTTTTACTGCGCCATGAGAAGCATCAGTTACGGTAATGGTTGAGCTACCGTCTGTTGCAGAAAAAGTTACATCACCTGCACTAGTTGTAGTTCTTATAGGAGTGATGTCGTTAAACGTAACTCCTTCTTGCGCTAATAATTTTTTATGAGTGCCAAGAATATTATATTGGGTTTGTTCCGCTGATTTATAAACGTGAATTTTTCTGCATGTTCCAGTAAAAGAATTAGATGAGTTTTTAGCCCAACCTCCTATCTTTTCTGGCCTACCTTTTCTAAATCTAATTTTATCGGCATCAAACCAACCGCCCTCGTTGGAGTAATTAGTTCCTTCTTTATCTATACCCGGTTTGAATACAAATTTTCTTAAAGCCAAAACTACACCTCATGCCATTCTTTTCCTTGGAATAATAAAGCTTCAGCTTTTCTTCTTCTAACTAAACCATCAAGCACTTTGCCGCTTGCTTTATTCCACCTTTTAATTTGAAACGGAACTTCACTATACTTCTTTTCATTTAGAACTTTTAACATCGTAGATGACTTAAGATTTGTAGGACCTAAATTAAATACCCAAGATACTAATGCATCATACTGACATTGCTCTAAATCTACATGCACCAGATTTTTTACATATCCTTCAAACTCTTCTATGTCTTCTCGTAAAAGTTTCTCTGCTTCTTCTTTGGAGATTACATCTCCTTCTTTAACTTTTTTTGTATACCCATATCCTATAGTCCAAACACCTGCGGGACACTTGTAGCTTTCTAACTCACATCCCTCGAACTTTTTAATTAAGGCTACACCCTCTTCTGATATTCTCATTACTATTTATTTACCTACACCTTTTACGCGTTCAAAACTTCTAGCGCCTCCGAGGCCAAGCATGCCGAGCAAAAGCGGCATCATCACAGAGGCATCGGCTTGGGGTATCATGATACCGAAACCTGCACATATAGGAGATATTAAGAAGTTGACGAATAAGCCTAGGACACAAGTATATCCGGCTAACGGTCTCCAACTCGATTGAAACCAATTACCTTTGGCATCTAGCTTATTAATCTCTATCTGACCCTTTGCAAGCTCTTGAGCATGGCGCTCTGCCATTGTGCTTATCTCATGGGCCAAAGCCATCTTTTGATCTTTGTCTTCTATAAATTTATCTAATAACTGCGTAGCAGGACCAATTAAATTTTGTAACATAACCTCACCTATTTTTTTGACATGTAAGCTGTTGCACCAAAATACAAACCGATCACAGAAGCTTGACTTAAAAATATCATGTCACTCATTGCACTCCATGTATCTAGCCTAGATTCAGATATCACTAAAGATGCAAGAGGATAAGCTATCATAGATATCATAGCTACCCATGCCATTCTTCTTTGTGTATCTGCTTTTTCTTCCGCTAACTCTTGCTTAAGTATTTCATTATGTCTAGCAATCTCTTCGTCAGAAACTGTACCATCTCCATCAAAATCATACTCAGAATACTTAGACTTAGGCTCTAGTTTTTTTGGTGTCATAATTTTCCCAATTAATTATTGACTAGTAAATATTTATTCTGGAGGAGGTTCTGTGATGGGAGTTGAATCTGGACCTGCAAGCCAAAATATCAAAGCACCAATTATAATCATAACTACAAGTAAGACTAGGTGAACCCAACTTGTTTCATCTCCTCCATTGTATTCTTGCCATCCCATTAGGGAGCTACCTCCTCTTCCTCTACAGGTAATGGAACTACATTAAGTCTTGTAATTTTTGTATCTTCAGGAACCCATTCGGGTCTACAAAAAATTGTCCCCTCTTCTAATCCTTGAAAATATTTTCTTTCACGAGTCATTTCTTGAGCTATCCACTCACAGTGTTGTGGATTCATGAAGTAAGATTTTTTCGTTTTATCCTCTACTCCATTTATCATAACCACTAAAGCAATGACTAACTTTGGATTCATTGCCTCTCACGAAGCATAATCTCTATTAGCGTTCCTAGCTTCTCGTCAGTAGCTTTTGAGATTTCTGTTTGCTGTGCAAGTCCATCTGCTATTGTTTGTATCGCTTGCTCATTTAGTTTTGTTCTTACTGAATTATCAGTTGTTGTAGTCTCTAGTTTTTCTACTACTTTAGATACTTTTGCAACTTCTTCATCAGTAGCCTGCGCTTGAGCCTGCATAGTTCCCCATGCGATAGCCGCAGGTATAATTGCCGCCACAAGCGGCACTGCCCATGATGGGACCTTTATAGAGTCACTCATAATTTTTTTTCCTTATAAATCTAAATTAATTTTTTTCTCATCAATAAGTTTTTGTCTATTAGCCATATGTTCTGATTCAAGTTCTTCTTTACTCTGCCCGAAATATTCTACTGCCAAATGATTATCTATCATTGACTGATTAATATTTATTTTATCAGCAAACAATCTTCCTAGCACTCTGCCAAATTTTCCTTTTGCATCTTTTTCTGTTTGAATAACTAATTGTTTTGCAGATGTAATTTTATTGATTAGATACTCTTTAGCTAACAATCCTCGTATCTTCTCGTCTTCATCTCTTGTTCTAGACTCTGGAGTATCTATGCCGTAAAGACGTACCTTACTGTTAAACATAATGCCAAAGCCTAAATCTATTGAGCAATCTAAACTATCGCCATCGATTACTCTATTTACTTTACATTTGTATTCGTACATTAGGTAACCTTTCTGTATTTTCTTACTTTTTTTGCAACGCTCTTAGGCTGTTTAACGAATTGTTTTCCTGCTTTTGTTCCTTTTCTTTTAGCTCTAGTAGTTGCCGCATACTCTTGTGGCGATAAAGCTTTGATAGCTTTTTCTGGCAAATATCTCTCTCCAGTCTCGCTAGACTTTTTGCCTGACTTTGTTCTCCACTTTTGCTTTGTCCAAGACTTAAGACTTCTCTGTGACTTCTTCAACGGCATGATCAAATCCAAATACGGTAATGTAAGCGTCTGTCTTCCTAGGCTCTTCTATGTATTTTCTTTCTAGAAAATGTGGAACCTGACAATAATCTACTAGCTCCCAAAAGCTTTGCCTTCCGGGATCGCACATTATCAATTGTTTATTATGAAACGCTAGTTTATCTATTAGCTCTATCCAACAATCCACTTGATTTTTCCAAAAGCAAACATCGCAAGCAATGTAAACATCGAAGTCCATTGGCAGAGTATCATCAAAAATATCTTGCTGTACAAACTTAGGATTAGAATCCATAAGCTTACAAATTAAATCAAAATAAGGCTTAACTGTTTCGTCTTGATCGAATCCAGTTACTATCCCGCCTTTCTTTTGCAGATAACAACTCATTGCTCCCCATCCGCAACCTAAGTCAGCAAATGTTTTACCTTTAACATTTACCTCATCAAAAGCATCTAAGAAAACTAAAGTAGAGTTCCAAACCTTATTGCCATGCATAGAATGTACGTTATAGTGTTTCTTTAACTTTTTTATTTCAGGATGAGAAGACATAGGTATTTCTATACCTTTTATTTTCACATTAGTTTTTGTAGCCACCACCTTTAGCCTTATATTGTTTAGCTAACATTTGCGCCTTGCGAGCAGACCATTGCCCGGGCTTGCCTCCTTTAGAGCCTGCCTTAATTCTATTAAACATTCTCTTTCGCATTGTAGGCTTTGTATAATTACCTGCCTCATTTACCCTAGATTTTGATCTTTTTGCTCTACTCATAATAATTTAGCCAAAAATATTGTGCCTACTATAAATGGATATACGCCCCAGATCATCAATTCCAATCGATCAAATCTTTTAGAGCCGTCTTCTAATCTCTTTTCGATATTCTCGTATCTTAGGGCGCATTCTTTTTCATGAGTTTCAATACGCTTATTAGCATCATTCATTTCTTAGAAACATTCCTATTTCTTGCAGGCTTTTTCTTTGCCGCTACTTTTTTAGGAACAGTTTTTAATTTAGGTTTACTTTTGACTTTTTCTTTCTTATCTTCAGTAACAACCTCAGTGGGCTTTGTCCACAGAATTTTTATCTTCATCCAAAGTTTCTTGAACATCATCAGCCTCCTCTTGAAATGATTTAATCTTTTCCACAATTGTTTTTCGCATAACTGCAACCGCCTCTAACTCTGATCCCTGCCATGCGCCCCTAACTGTTCCAACATCTATAAGCTGTAACATCCCAAGTGTTAATTGTTTATCATCCATAATATTTCCTCACCAAAATAAAATTTATTACCAAGCAAGACCCCAAGCTGTTGATGGAGTTTTAGCCTCGTTTAATTTAGCAGTAGCTTTTGCTTCCACTTCTTTTACTGTATCAGAACCTAATGTAGATTTCACCCATGCAACAACTGTCGCCTCATCGAGATCATCGTAAGCGACAAACCCGCTGTCACTTGGATCAGGTGTGTAAGACTCCATACCTGATACCGTACCTGAATGATCACCATCAGTGTCTGTTGCTGACCATGCGGCATGAACTACACCTTTGTCTGAGTCATTTGTATATTCTAAATTTGTAACGCTCCATACTACTGCCATTTTATTGCTCCTTATGCATCTGGGTCGTAATCGTTTGCGGCAGTTATTGCGGCATTAATAGAAGACATATCTTCTGAACCCCAATCATCTAGTGCCACACCCATTGAAAGATATCCAGAGCTACGCATAACTCTTTCTTTCTTCTCGGCTTTTGTCATGTCATTGCAAAAATCATTGTCATCATCTAGACAATTTGTAATCACGCTGACGCTTCCTAACATTGCAGAATACATTTGTGCTTTTTCTTCTGCGGTTCTTTCTACTACTTCTTCACTCATTTTACTCTCCTTCTAAGGCTGTTATGCGAGTGGTTAATGATTCAATGATAGCTTGTTGCTCTTGAATCGCTTTTACTAACATAGGCACTAAAGCAGATGGCGCAAGTGTTTGAACATTTGCATCATCTGTTTGCCATATATCTTGACCATCTTTTACTTCAGGATGGTTATCAATAACTGTTTTTACTTCTTGAGCAATAAATCCATGTTTTAAAGTTCCATATGTGTGTCCTAAACAAGGCTCATCTGACCCTTTGATATACTGAGGTAAATCACTAGGAACATCTTTTGCTTTTTTCCAGTTGTAAGTAACAGGTCTTAGGTCATTTATAAATGAAAGTCCTGCTGTGCTTGATACAATATTTTCTTTGAGTCTTTCATCAGAGGAAGCTGACCAAGTAGTTGAACTACCGTCTAATAATAAAGTAGCAATATTACTTCCTACGCCTATCTGTATTCTGTCATCACCTGAAACGGAAAAATTATTACCAATGCCTATTGCGTTTGCTCTTGCAACAGCTCCAAAATCAACATTGTATCCAAGCGCAACATTACCTGAACCTGTAGTTAATGTATCACCTGCCAAGCCACCCACTAATGTATTTTGATTCCCTGTGGTTATTGATAGACCTGCTTCATGTCCCACTGCTGTATTGAAAGAATTAGTAGCAGAGGTAAAGTTTTGTGTTCCTAAAGCACTTCTTCCAATTGCTACGTTTTTGCTTCCCAAAGTGTCCGAACCAAGTGCAGAGACACCTAGAGCTACGTTGAAATCTGCGTCAGTAAGTTTATCCCCTGCCAAGCCACCTATAAGAGTGTTTTGAACACCTGTAGTTATATCGTTTCCTGCTTCATGTCCAACGGCAACATTGTATGCGTTAGTATCTGAAGCAACATTCATGGTTGCTAGTGCAGAGTCTCCTATTGCAACATTTCTATTGCTTTGAGTATTTGTACTCAAAGATGATTTTCCTATCGCAATATTTTCATCTCCAGTAGTTATTGCATCACCTGCAAGCCCACCTACAAATGTGTTATCTATGCCTGTGGTTACTTGATTACCTGCTTGATGGCCTACTGCCACATTATAAGCATCAGTTGATGAAGTGAAGTTTTGAGCTTGTAACGTGCCTTGACCAACAGCAACACTATTATTTCCTTTAGTATCTGCTCCTAAAGCGTTGTAGCCTAGTACTACGTTGTTATTCCCGCTTGTTAAAGCATCTCCTGCGAGACCTCCCATAAGAGTGTTTCGGAGCCCTGTAGTTACTGACTCACCTGCTACGAATCCTACCGCAACATTGTATGCATCTGTAGCACTTGT